GACCCCCCTAGATGGTATCTGTTCTCTATAGGGAAACTTTTAGATGTTTCATAGTATGTCTCAGAGTCAATATCATTAGGCTCTGTCTCAAAAGCCAACAAGCTTCCTGACCTGCTAACTACTATTTCAGCTTTTGTGTAGTAATTCTTCCCTAACCTAGATTGACCTGCACCTGCAAACCCTAAGAATGCAGCTCCTGTATTTGAGTCCCTGTAGTACCTAACCTGAGTTGTACCTATAATCTGGGCAGGATTAAAAATATATACCCACTGTCCTTCAGGATATATATATCCGTACTCAACATTTTGTAGATTCCTTCCCATGTCAGTAGAAGTGTCTCCTACAGATTCAATCCATAATGCATCGGGAGTACTACCGTCACTTTCCGCATCTGGGTTATTTGTAGGATTGTTGAAATTTATTTTTTCTCCAATTATGAAATCATAAAGATTGTCATAGTTTGTAGACGCAGTAAAAACCCTGTCGAACTTAAATACCTGAGAATATTTTCCAGCCCTTTGTCCCGAAAACTTTATCTGAACCAAACTACCAACAGGTATGTCGTACTCTATCCTATCATGGTTACCAACACCTACAGGTGATGAGTCGTCAAATTCTGGGTTAGGTATAGTTGTACCGTATATTACATCTTGATTTGTACTTGAAAAAGTTCCATAATCTATTACAGCGTTTACATCTGAGTTCAAGTCAAAACCGCTCGCCTTTATTTTCATATATAAACCTGGGGGTGATGTCACATCAGTAATGAAATCTCTCTCCTGAGCTTTTATCTCTAACACTTTTGTCTTGATGACATCAGAGGTGGGTCCAGAGGTAGATGTCTTTACGATTAACCTGTCACCAACCTTTGCTTTTGTTTGGTTATCACCCTCTAGTAGTAGCCACCAAGCAGATTCTTCTGAACTGTAAAAGTATATATAACTATATATGGTCTCATATCCTCCTTTACTTGGCTTCAAAACAAATCTATACCTACTAGCCCAAGATGGTGCTAAATGGTTTACCGTGGCCTTTATACTGTTCTTTGTTAAACTATTTTCTGACGGAACATATAATGTGTTATTATTACAAACAAGGGCAGTAGAAGCTCTATTGTACTCGTCTAGATATACCATACCCAATTCATAATCTCTATTACTATGCAAACTCTCCCTGTTCCCTAACTGTGTAACCGACACTGTAGTTGATGACATAAAGAAGTATTCGTAAGCAAACACACCTGGGGTATCATTTGATTCATACTTTATCGCAGGAGCCTGTAAACCAAGACTAGTTCCAACAACTGAAATAATAAAATCCCCTGTGTCGTTTGTTACACCACCCCCAATAGCAGTCCATCCTGACTTTGATTGTATGGTAGTGTAATATCGGTCAGTAAGACTGGTTCCATCATTAGAGTCTGCAAATAAGAGGCTTGATTGTATTGAGCTAATAAAATCTGAATCTGTAGCTAAGTCGTTAACATCATCGTAATCCCTTGGGAATATGTATTGGAAAGATTCCTGATAACTATTCTCAGGGCCTCCACTATATGAAGAGTCTCCCCCAAATTCTCGGTGAAGTATGTTACAATCAATAAAAAACGAGCCTCCTTCTTTTAGCTCTATTCCATCTAAATCTATAAGAAGCCTGGCATCAGTTATAGTGTTGGACACATCTATTGTGTAATCTATACCATCATCTTCAGCCTCTATAATTTCATCAAACCCTATTTCTTCAGAAACAAGGTCCATTGAGTAGTCTATAACAGTATCTATATCGTGACCATCCACATAGTTGGCATACATAATCCTGTTACCAATAGATGTCTGTGCTCTTGCAAGCTTAGGTACGTTATCGTAATTCCTAAGCAATTCACTTTCTGTAAGTGTTGTATATATTTTCTGATTATCAAAAGTAATCTCAACATCATTTAAATCTCCCCATTCCTTCTCTGATTTGTCAAACCTTTCAACAACATTTATAATATTTGTATTAGACAACTTATAGCACAAGTCTATTTCGACAACATCTTCTACACCTGTGTTAAAGCTTACTAAAACACTGTTTGCAGTATTCCTCATACCAACCATGTCATTGGTTTTTGGGTCTAACCTGAATTGTCCAGGTAAAAATGCAATATCAGAGAACTCAGACAAGGATGAGTACTCCCCATTACTGTATCTATATCTATAAGCAAACCTAATAAACTTGTCTTCTATGTAATTCTCTTTTGTACTATTAAGTATCAAGGTTAGTGTAGGAGCTTTTTTTGGTGGCTTAACTATTACAGATATGTCATCCTCATTTATTTGGTCAACACCGTTAACAGGGTCTTTGTAAGATTTACTTACATTAATCCTTCTAGGTTGATTGTAGTTGTCAGTAAAAAACAGCAAGTCATCAATAAGGTTTATGCCGTTAATTAAATGATGCTCACTGAAGTTTAATACGGATGTACTTACAACGTGATAAACAACAGAGTCCTCTTTAGTATCATAGGATACTATCATGTCAACAACACTTGAGGTTATAAACCAATAAATCTTTTCATTTGACCCATCCTCATATGCACCTATACATCTAGAGTCGGTAGGTATGTCTGAGCCTAGGTAAGACAAGGTAGTTAACCTTATGTTACCCTTTGCATTCTCGACACTACCAGCCTGACCATCTTCATCTGATGAAACACGAATATTTAAAGCGTCTACATACTCCCCAGGCTTAAGCAACCTCTCGTCAGAACTTTTGTTCATTCGAGACCCTATAAAATTATTTTGTATTTTCATTTATTACAGCCATTTTTGAGACCCTCTAATACTCATAAGAAGCCTGTTTGGGTTAATGTTACTAATCCTTATCTTAGCATTCCTTAGAAGCGCTGATTTTTCTTTCTGAGACCTTCTAACTATATACTCCTGTACGTTTAATTTACTGCTTAGTATAGCGTACTTAATATAGGCGTATACAAAGTCTTCAAAAAGCTTGTTCACACTCACGCTAGCATCGTCTCCACCTTCCATTCCATCTGAAACATATTCCAATACCACAATCTCATCTGCCATTTCAGACCCAAAGGTAATTACACCTGAGGATTTGTTTACCCTAAAAGTAGGATTTGCATTAGCGGTAGACGTGTCCATGCCGTACCTGCCACCTATTGAATAATCAAACACCCAAGAGCTATCAATATTGTACCCCAAAGCACCGTTCATTCTACCAGAACCTTGGTACTGAGTTTTTTGTAGGCCATCCATCCTATCTGAATCAAGCATAGCTGTACCGATTAGTACGTCACCATCTTCGTCGAACAACACTCTAGCGTCGTTATCTTGCAAGTAACTCTTAGCAAAGTTTTGCTGAACATTTTCTTGTAAAGGCTTAAGTGTTCCGTCCTTGTATAAGGATATTCTAACCCAGTTCACAAAGTCAGGTGGTAAAACTATGGTAGCATTGTCAGCCACGGAAAGTTCTATAACCTTAGTTTCTTTTAGCGCATCATAGTTTAGCTCTTGTATGCCTCTCTTTGCATGAAATAACACATTATATCTCTCAGCGTTGTTGATTAACTTGTCGTTTCCAACATACATTAGCATGAAGTTGTTAACGATGTCCCCTAGGTTTGTGTACTGATATGATCCCCAATTTTCATCTTCAGATTGCTGTCCGCTGTTCTCGTAATATTCGTACCCTGTTAAGTAAGCCATTATCTAGTTCTTTGATTGTTTTGTGATTTCTGTAAATCCTGTTTTGAATCCTCCATAGCGACAGCCTGATATAATTCAGGGTCTCTTAGTGATATACCAGCATACCTTAGGATTTTTACCGTCAGCTCTACCTCATCTGTTGGAGGCAACTCGAAGTCTTGGTAATCCAAATTAGATTGATCAAAAAGCACTGATCCCGACACCACATCACTGTAAGTCCAATTAGGTGATTTTGGTGTTCTTATATATTGTATCTTTATATTACTTGTAATAGTTTCAGGGAATACCTCTATGTTTGACCCATTCATTATGTATGCTGGATAGCTAACCGATGGTGCAGTCAGGTTTGATGTGGTCAGGTTTAGTATCTTTACGTGAGAAACTCTCTCTACCTCTTTACTACCATACCTAACTGTGTTTAGCAAGTAGTAATCTGATGGTAAAGGGAATATGTTTATAGGGTCATCTCCTGGCTCTAACCCTTGGTCAGGTGTTTCTATTGATGCAAAAATATCAATAACCTCCTCTAGGTTTTTTACGATATCTGCATACCCACTACCCGATATCCTTTTGTTTTGTTTTGTAATCCATTCATTATATCTATAAAAGTAGGTCTCAAATATATCTAATTGAGCTTGCTTTGCGTACAAGTTGAAGTCGTTTGGGGTTATATATCCAAAATTCTGTTTATTAGCAACGGCTAAAACAGTGTTTCTGACGCTGTTTATCATGTTCTTTATTTTCCACAAAGATAGTCAAAAAAAATAAACCCCTCTTTAAAGTGAGGGGTCTACGGAGTCTGTATGTAAAAAGGTTTAGTCTTGTAACTTTGCCTCTAGCATTGTCATAACCTCTACTCCATCATTACTTTGAAAGAATGATGATAATACGTGTACA